ACCAGCATCAAATGCTGAAGATCCTTTATATCCTAATGTGTAATAATTACCAGTAGTATAAGGATCGATATAAACTCTATATCTGCCATTTAGAACACCAGCAAAAGTATTACCAGTATCATCAACTTGTAGGTTGTTAGAATTCAATGCAGGTGTATAATCCAATACGCCAGCCATTTGTAAAGCAGAAGCTACGTCTGAAGATGTGATTAGGACATTACCCTTTCCTCTTCTTGTGTCTTTTGCAATTTGGTTAGCATCTCTTTCGATTTGGAACATTAACCCTTTGAATTTCTCAACTGACCATCTACCGTTTGAATCGGTGTCAAGATCAAATGTTCCAGAAGTAGTAGTGTCTGTAGTAGCACCCTGCTTAGCAACAACGTTGATTGTTCTAATGATTTCTCTATTGATCTCAGCTAAAATTTCTGTTGAAAGAATATTAGCGAGTTCTGTTTCAGCATCTAAACCATGGATAGCTCTTAAATCTTGAGCAAGTTCCATTGTGTATTCAGCTTTTAGCGCTCTTGAACCAGCAGTAACTGATACTTTCTCAATTGAGAAAGCCATTTCTGGGAATGCAACGTTAGATGCATTACCTAAAGCTTCAGCTTGGTTAGTTGGCATACCGTCAGCAAAGTTATAAACACCTGCTTCAGCATTGTTTGCGCTTCCAGGAACACTACCAACGTTTTTGTCACCAAGAGTGTTAGCTCCAGCAGCAACAGTCGAGAATGCAGTATCAGCTTCGTTATAGAAAGCTTCAGTTGCAGAGTTAGACTGGTTAGTATACTTAGATCTCATCGCGAAGATAAGTCCAGTAGGTCCTGACATAGGTTGAACACCACACATGTCATAAGCTACTAGGTTAGGCATTGCTCTTCTTACGAGGCTGATTAAAACAGGATCGTAATTGTCAACGTCTGCGCCAGTTGCGTTAGTTGGTGTGTGTTGTGCTTCACTGAGAAGTGATTGACTAGAATATGTGCTTCCTTCTCTCAAAGCAATTTCTGTATTTTCTAAAAGTTGAGCTGTAACTGCACGCTTATGAGTATCTGCGATCGGTGTAAGATCATCGTGCTCAAGAATTGGCTGCCACTTCTCAACTAAATTAGTTCTAAGGTCCATAATAGTTCTCCTTTAAATTACCCTAAACATTATTTATTTATTTATAGTGCGTGAAATTGCACTTGCATAACGACTCATCGCTGGGTCGATTGCAGCCTTAGCTTCTGCTTCTTCGATAGGAGTCTCATCGACCTCTTCCGCAATTACGCTCTTTGAAGCAAAGTACTGGTTTTTGATTACGCTTAGCTTAGCACTAAACTCGTCAACATCATTATATTCGATACCTTCAACTAAAGCTGAAAGTTTCTCTCTTTGAGAAACGCTAAGACCATCTGATTGCTCAGATACTAAGTTCTTAACTTTCAAAGAGTCAATCTCTTTTTGCAATTCGATTTTCTCGTTAATAGAGATATCAAGTTTGCTTTCAAGTTCTTCTGACATAGCAATCGCATCCGCTGCTAAGTCTAATTTATCTTCTGGAACAGTAACATAGTTGTTTTCGAATAACTCTTTCAACCCTGTCATGAAGTTTTCAGCAATATCAACCTTAAGGCTTGATTCAATTGCTACTTCGTTCTCTTCCATCCATTGTTCTGCGACGTAAGAAAGATATCCATCAACCTTATCAGTCATCTCTTCTTTGAGACCACCAGTTGCTTCTTCTAACTTAGCATCAAACTCTTCTTGAATTCTAGCTGTTTCAGCGATAACTCTTGCTGATACAGATGCTTCAAAAATAACTGCTGCTTTGTCTAAAAACTCTTCGGCAAGCTCTTGTCCGTCAAAGATCTCTTCTACATCTTCTTTGAACTTAGCCTTACCTGCGATTGATGCCATATTCTTAGCAGATGTGTTCTTTGCATCTTTACCAAAAATAGTACTATATGCATCGTTAACTCCACCTTTACTAAATCCAGTTAATTTCTGGACCATAGCACCGATCATGCCAGCTTTTGATAGAGTAGGCATAGCCTTCTCTCCACCATCTTTGTCTGCTGGTCTTTTATTGCTCTTTGTAGAAACCGGGTCGGCCACCATAGAAGCATCGCCAGTAGCCTTGAATTCATCAAGCTGTGCTGCTTCGGTATCGACTACCTGCTCTAATTCTTTATCAGCCATTTTAGCTCCTCTTAAATAAATAAAAAGTATTTCGTAGTATTATTTATAAAAACTCTATACTAGCGAGTTCAAGAACTTTTCGAATAGTTCTATCTTACGCTCATGTAGAATCTTTGATGATTTAATACCTGTGTTTTTAATCTCATTTACAACTTGCTGAGTTCTCCACTGAGACTCCGCTGCATCATAAACCCATTCACAACCTTCCATAACACCCTTAACAAATGCATCCGGTGCGGACGGATCAGCTACAATATCAGCTGCAGTTGCTAGCATAAAGTCACCTTGTACTTCCATAACGCCGTTATTTGGTTTCAGTGATCCCATACCTCTTGAAGACACTCCTAATTGAGCACCCTCATCCATAAGATTCTTAACTATATTTCCCATTGGTGTATCCATAATCTTGGCCTTACCAATAAAATTATCGCCATCCTCTTTAAGACTTGTTATCATATGGCTAACTCTATCTAAGTTAATTGTGGGTCCAGACGGATGTCCTAACTCACCATATGCTCTTTTTTGCTCGACATTATGTTTCATATATCGATTAACCTCAGTTACCATAGTCTCTTTAGGATATATCCTTCCGTTTCTATTCTGGAGGTTTGATTGAAGGAATACACCTTCAATAAAGTAATTTTGTTTTTTGCCATCTGCGGCTTCTTCTTTGATGTAACTTACATCGTCTAGGAAATTAACTTCTGTAATAAGCTTCATATTAGTCTCCAAATCCTACTGAAGTAACACTACCAGCTGTAGCGAATATCTTATCATCAGCATTTTTAGAGAAATAATGTACACCAGCATCAACTGTTGTATTACCTATTTGTACTCCGCCGTCAGTCAACAATGTAACTGTTGCTGCTGCTGTATGATAGAATTTAACAAGTCTAGCATTGTCTACTGTTGTAGCTGCTCCTGAGCTTGTGCCTGCTGTTGCTTCGTTACCTTTAAGAATAATTATTTTCATTATTCAACACCTAGTGCGAACTCAACCATTTTTGCAAATGATTCTTCGTCTTTTAATAATAGTTCAATGAAAGTTTCTTTATTAGACTCATCTAACTGATCAACAACATAAACAATGTGCTCAGCTAAATCAGGAGCTATCATTACTTCTTCTTCGTTCATTAAAGCGAATGGTTGATCTGAATCTACTTCAGCCATATCTAAAAGCTGTTCAATAATATCTTCTGCTGTTGCAAATTCTTCGTATGCAATCATCTCTTCTTCTTTAGATAGATCAGCTTTCTTGGAATGGTCTTTCTTTGCTTTTCTAGCATTCAATACATCATCAGTACCTTTAGCTGGATATTCTTTATCTAGCATTGTATCAGTATGTTTTTTCTTGAACTCTTTTTCACCTTCAGCTTTATCGCGTCCATGGTGAGGAAGATCTTTTACAGCTTCTAAAATGTCTTTAAGATGTTTCATCTGGTTCCTCTTCTGAAGGCTCTGATACTTCAGGCTCTTCTGGTTGTTCTTCTTGCTCTTGATCATCGACTAATGAATCCATCTCTTCATCTGTCTCATCATCGCTAAGAGCATCCTCAATCTCTTCTTCTGACGGCTCGGCAGATAACTGCTCGTCGTCTATTTCTACTTCTTTCGAAATAGGTTCTTGCCCAAACATGTCTTTATGCAGAGCGTCTTTTTTACCTGCAATGAGATCCGCAGCACGTTGCATCATTTCGTTATCGAATTCTTTCTGCACCGTAGTAGGCTTTTCACCTAATGCACCATTAATAAGTGCGTCTAAATCAACTTGTGGTGTTCCACTCAATTTTGGTTCTGGCATTATATCTCCATTATATTTATTATTTATGCATCCTCACCAGCTGGTGGGGGAGTCCCTGCACCAGGTGCAGGTTCTTCTGGTTGCTGATTCCAAGGAGCGTCTGGATGTGCGCCGCCTCCTGGACCAAAGTCTTCTTGATCTTGACGTTCTTGATCCATCTCTGAACCCATCTCTTCAATCTCTTTTTCGCTAAGGTGTAGAACATTTCTTCTAACCCAATCTTTAGAATAGTATGTACCAGTATGGTCTTGTATATCACCAAGTACTTGTAATCTCTCTCTGATAATTTCAGAATTCTTTAGTTCTGAGAAATGATTATCTTCAACGAAATTATACTTAATATGATTCTGAACTGTAGCCCATTCATCTAATGTGACAATACCTTTAAGTACTAATTCTTTTTCAAGTATTTTATTAAAGAGAGCTGTAAATCTTAATCTAAGTCTTCTTATAAACTTATTAAATTTTAACTCGTCTCTTGATATTTCGGAAGCTCTACCTAGAGTAAAACCGTTCTCAGGCTCTAGTCTGCTTGATGGTACATTTAATGCACGATATAGCTTCTTCTTGAAGTACTCTATATCTTCCATCTCACCTAAATTTTGTCCGCCTGGTAACGTTGTTATTTCAGTACCTCTACCTCCCTCTCTTCTAGGTAGCCAGAAATCTTCCATCATCGTCATAAACTTTCTATCGTCTCTTATCTCTCCGGAAGCAGCATCATAGACTAATCTGTTCTTATGCTTAGTCATCATGTCCCTTAAGTACTGCTCTGCTTTCATCTTTGGTAGGTTACCTACATCAATATAGAATATTCTTCTCTCAGGAGCTCTTGATATCCTATAGATTACTGATGCATCTTCTAAAACCTGTAATTGATTAAGAGGTTTAATTGCTTTGTGTAGATGAGATAATACCATCTTATTATACTCATCTGTTAAACCAGATGTACAATGTACGATACTATCTTTAGCGATTTTTAGACCTTGTGCTCCACCAGCCTGAATAGGGTCTGGAGTTGCATAAGATTTACTGTTAAAGCCTTTATCATTATAGATAAAAAATTCTTTAACAATTTTGATAACCGTAAAGTTACCTTGTTTTTCTTTTTTAGTTTCTCTTACTTTTCTAATCTTTCTAGGATCAATATACCTTAATTCTTGTATACCCTTTCCAGGATCTTTATCGTCAATAATTGCATGATAATATAAACGACCATCTACATACCATTTTCTAAATGTTTCATATCCTGTAGATGATAAGCCGAGAAGCTCTGTTGTATGTTGAAATGCCTCATGTATGAGGTCTTTAACCTTAGGTGTCATATCCTTGCATGCATCAAGGTTAATATTAACAACTGGTTGTGTTGGATCTGATACTATTGCTTCATTAATAATATCATCAATAGCATGCTCTACTTCAGGTTGTAGAGACATTTTTCTATAACGAGTAACTAACTCAGCTTCATTCTTAGCAGTACCTTCCAGATCTACATAAGTACCATACATACCGCCCATAGAATTAATGTTGACGGCACCGTCATCATATTGGGGTTGTACGAATGATTTGTTGTCTGAAGTATCGTTGGTCGATACGCCTTGCTGCTTTCGATTAATCTCGAAGCCGAATAATTCTGCCATTAGGTAGTCTCCATTATAAAAATTAGAGAGCTAAGTTTCTTTAGCCCTCTAATGTATTTAGCATCACTGCTACTAAGCGTCTGTGCCGGCGTTGCCCGTAAGCCCGCTGACTGTCCAGTAATCGTATTGGAACGAAACATCGAATTGTTGGATTTCATCTATCTGCTCCCAGTTGACGCTGATTTCTGTAATGTCAGTTGGAAAGATTCCAACAAACTTATACTCTCTGATCGCGGCGCCTGTCTTAGAAAACTGTGTTACTGTTGCGTCTGTCTTATATTCTGACGGACTCGCTGCTCCAAATTCTCTAAGGTTACCCTGGTGACTGTTAATAGTACTCATCCACTCTTCCATTGAGTTTCTTATTAGAAAGTCTTCATCGTTTATTACTGTAACATTCCACGGATTAAAGATTCTGTTTCCGGCTACTTTAAACTTTCTTCCAAAGTAAGGAACTTCAACTGTACCAAGCGTTGAGGCAGGAAGTGCTGAAGCCTTAATCATGAAAGGAGCTTTTAAGTCACCTGCACCGTTAGCTGGGTTGTTTATTCTTACTTGGAAAAGAGCAGAACGTGCACCGCCAAGTACTAACTGTGATCTGATTTCATTAATATTAAATGCCATCTTTTACTCCTTAAAATTTACCAACTACTTCTGAGAACTCTACTCCACTTCGTACTGCTACAAAGTTCAATTGAATAAAGTTAATAGATTTTGCAGGTTTAACGTAAATGTCTCCGATGAACTCATTTCTATCTATGACTTCACCAGTGTTGTTAGAAGTATCACACACAACTTTAAAGTCATAAATTCCTCTTCTTCCCTGTATATCCCTTAAGAACGGCTCAACTAAGTTCACAAACTGTGATCTTGTAAACTCATCATTGAATTCAAACAATGTAAATTTAGAAGCTGTAGAAATTGCTTTCTCTAATACTATGAATAGTCTTCTTACATTGATTCTATCGAATGCTGATGGTTTAGCAAGCAACGTCTTATCACCATAGAGCACTGTTCCTTGACCTGGGAATGCAACAACTGGGTTAATACCTGCTTTATAAAGCTGATCTCTATAAGCAACTCTCGGATTGAACGATAACTTAACAACGTTCTTAATCTGACCTCTGTTGAATCCGCCTGGTGAGAACCATGCATCTCTCTCTGAATCTGTTCTAGCACATAAGCCAGCAATATCACCACTTAGTGGTACGTATCTATATACATCGCTAAACTTATCGTACTGATATTTATAACCACTATCTAGAACACCGTATGATGAACTTCTACAAGCGTTTCTGAATTCAATAAGATTGTCTGTAGCAGTAGATGGTGATGTTACACCAACTGTATCTGCTCTATCTGGCGAACCAAATACTATACAATCTTTTCTTACTTCACAAATGTTGTCGATAATGTAGTT